CCAAGATTATTTACAGAACCATTGAATTGATTTTTCCAAACACTTCATTCAACCATATCATACTATTTGGAAAATTATTTTGCATACAATCTTCCACCAACAATTTGCCAAAACCAAATTTGTCTAATTTAGAAATTGGTTTTTCCATAATTTCATTGATTCTCAATTGCGAGAATGTTTGAATTTGAGTATCATGCAACTGCATTAAATCATAATTACGTTGCATAACATCTTTGTTTTCTAATACACTATCATATAACTTCAGTTTACCTTTATGACTATCACTATAATTATATAATTCTTGTAACGTATACTGTTTATCTTCTGTAAGAATAGGATAACACTTGATAATAGTTTTTAATCCCGCACCATAAATGCCATCAATATTGTCACTAGTATCACCTTCCATTATTCTATAGTTGATAAAGTTCTTACAACTAATGCCATATTCCAATAGAATTTCGGCACAACCATACAATTTCTTTTTGGTTGGACTCCAGATTTTAACTCTGTCGTCAGCTAATTGTAAGAAATCTTTATCAGCACTCATAATGGTAACATTACTATTCTTAAAATAGTCTGTTGCCAAATATGCAATTGTATCATCCGCTTCAATATGATCAATTGCCATAGTTGTTACAGGCAATTTATCTAAATATTGAACTGTTCTCAACAACTGTTTTTTTAGATTTTTATCTTCGGTATCAGGAGTAGTAGTATCTTCATAAGCTCTGTTGAGCCTAATTTTAGTCTTTCTACCACTTTTATACTGAGGATAAATCTTCCGTCTTTTCAGTGAACCCCCTTGACCATCAGACACAACTACAATCTTTGTAGGATTAATTAGTTTAGCTGCATAACCAATGCTTTTTAAACACCCTGCAATTCCACCAGTATGATTACCATTGGAATTGAGGGAGGGGGAGGCCATGAACGCTCTAATAAAAGTGTTCATGAAATCAACAATTAGAACTTCAGAATTGGAAGATCTATTCAATCCTACACTTCTGTCTTCTTGTTTTACGTTATCAAATAAAGAAAACAACCTCTTTTTTTCACTGTCAGATAGATTACTCATTCTCAGATGATACACCAGCATCTTCATTCGTGTCAACAACTGCGTCATCAACAATGATACTATTTGGATCTTTATACTTCATAATTACTGAATCACAGATTTTCATATAAATTTCTTCATTCAAAACTTTGTCATTTTTCATTGTTGATACAAAGTCCTTGGACTGAAACTTCCATTCAGTACCGTCATCCTTTTTATAGGTATAATAAGCTCCGCCTTGTTTTACCAAGTTGTTTTCTTTCAATACCTTAATCCAAGAACCATAATCTGCAATTCCACTATCAAAGTAAATATCAAAAGATGCTTGACGTTGTGGTGGACCCATACGATTTTTGACAACTACTGCTTTACATTCATTGCCAATTACTTCTTCACCTTTCTTGAGTTTACCTGTATTGTTCAAACGAACACGAACACTGCAATGATAAGCAAGTGATTTACCACCTGATACTACATACTTATCACCAAATGCCATAGCATTTAAATTCTGACGCAACTGATTAGTAAATACAGTAAGTACCTTCTGACGACCAATCATTGTAGTAATCTTACGCATTGCTTTACTGATAATAATAGATTTACCAGTAGAAAATCCATCTTTACCATGATCACTTTCTAGTTCTACCTTTGTTGAAGCGGCTGCAACAGAGTCAACAATAATTGTAAGAATACGATCTTTGTTAGACTTTCTTACAATCGCAATCATTTGTTCCATCTTTTCAAAAATATCTTCAACGGTTTCACATTGAACATATAGAAGTTTTGATAGATCTACACCGAGACTTTTCCAGAAGTCTGGAGCAGCAGAATTTTCAGTGTCAATAACAACTGCGATTCCACCTTTCTTTTGTGTATCAGCAACAACGTGTGCAGATAACAGACTCTTTCCTGTTCCTTCTAATCCATTGAATTCAATCATCTTACCAACAGGTAAACCACCATGTGGTCTGTTACTAATGGCCAAATCGAGAATAGAAGAACCTGTACTAATCCAATCACTAATTTCTGCTGGATTTTCCTGTTCGTCTAAAAAATAAGCAATTTTACCACCGTCTTTGTTTGCTTTATTTAATTCATTTGCGAGTAATTCAACTAACTCATCTCTTTGAGGAGTATCTTGTGTAACTTGATTTTTCTTTTTCATAAATTTATATAACTAAAATAGGGGTGGTAGTAATATATACTACCACCCCATTACTAACAATTAATTTTAACTGTTGAACAAATTATCAAAAGCGGCTGAAACGTCATCCGTATTTGATTTTGATGCGGTAGCTGTTGGTGACTTATTCGTAGCAACTGCTTTTGGAGCAGGAGATTGAGCATCATCATCAACAATTGTATTTACCGTTCCTTCTACTGGAACTGAACCATCTGGATTCAACCATGCGTTCATAACTTCCTTTAGTTCGTCATAACTAAATTCAGGGAATAGATCCATGATGTTAGTTTGTTGTGCCAAGATTTCTTTTTGAGCAACATCAATAGCAACACTTGCATTTGGCTTAACACGAATAGTAGTTTCAGGGAATGACTTACCAGAATCTTCTGCGGTACGAAATTCTACTACAATGTCACGTCCGTTTACCAAATCAGTAATATCACCGTAATCAACATCGCTGATGATACTTAGAATTTCTTGATATACATTTTTACCAAATCCCCAGAAACGAACACCTTCATTTTCTTCACCACGAACAAGAATTGGAGCGTATGTACGCATCTTTGGTTCAAACTTACGTCCCAATAGCCAATCTTCCTTGTTTCCGGTCTTCTTCATACGATTGGACCATTCAACGATTGGATCTGGACGGTTAAAACTATCAGGAGATAGATAAGTCTTATTATTGATGTTATAGTGAAACTTCAACTCAATAAACGGATTGTCATTTTGATACTTGTATGGAACGATACGAACCACTTGTTTACCAGGCTTTGGTTTCCAAATTAAATTGGTTTTGTTGCCTTGGTTTGTTAGAGAGCTCAAACGGCTCTTCAGCTTTGATATGTCTAATGCCATAATTATTTTAATTAGTTAATTGTTTAATTAGTTAATTAAATAACTCACACGAATTATTTAACGACAACCAATTAAGTTGTCATTAATATATACCACCCACCAAACATTTTCAACTTATTATATCAAAAATTTTCACGGACACGATTCTGACAGACACTTCACTTGTTAAAATAATGCTGTTTCTGTAGAGATTCCAGTCCAATTGAAAGGTTTTATCCAAAACACCGTTGTTTTCTTCAGCAATCAATTTGTTCATCGCATTCAGAGTGTAAAGAGTGTTGGTTTCTTTTTTTCTATGAACGCTGATGGTATTTCGGAATTTCATTGAATTTCCATCGGTTAAGTCAACATTGTATGTAGCATACAATTCTTTTGGATTGTTGACATTACACAGTAAAAATATTTTACCACTGATAACATTGTAGAAATTTTTTATTTCTAAAATGACAGCATCATATTCTTTGGAAGTGGTAAATGTACACAATAATTGTTTATTTTTCATTTATTTAATATTAGTTGTTTACCATTAACATTCCACAAATGACCAATAAAATCGCCAGAACTATCGTACCATTTATTTTTCTTGTTATAAAATCCGAATCTTAAAGCTTCTTCAAGTGTATATTCATTAGTCAATGCCTTTTCAATTGCTACTGCATCTTGTTCTTTTTCGTCAGAAGTTCTATCGTCACTCTTTGGTGTTTGTGGTTCTTGTTGTTGAGTTTGTTGAATTTGTTGGGGTTCTGTTGGTTCAAATTCAATTTGTTGTCTGCTTTGTTGTGTTGGCTGTCCGTTTTGTTGTGTTGGTTGTTCATCTCCAGAGAATACATTAGATTGTCCCCTTTTTGGATTTTGTTCAAAGTGAGAACCACGTTCAATAGCCTTTTGTTTATATTCAGGAGTTGGAAATGTAACGAGAATACCGTTTGAATTGTATGCTTGTCTGTCAGGATATCTGCCTTCAAGCATTTTATTTAGATATTGATTTACAGTTTTAGAATCTATATTTGATTCCAATAAATGACCTCTAAGTATTTCAATATGTTCTTGTTTAGAAATATCAAATATACCGTTTTCAATTGAATTGTCGGTACTTGACTTTTCTAATGCTTCTAAAAATATTTGTTTGATGTTCATAATTAAAATACATCTTCTTCACTTAAATTAGAACGGTGAATTTCCGTCTTGAAAGAAAACTTACTTCCTCTTTCATTTCTTAATTCAATTGCCGAATAAAATGGTTTTACTTCTACTTTTCCATTTTCTTCTTCTTCTCGTATATCAAAGATAATATATAAATATACAACGAAATATGTTCCGTCCTTATTTTTACTAACTTCAAACTTACTTAATTTAAAATTCTTATTTTCATTTGCATCAATTAACTTTTTACCACTAGAAAATTCATTCTTGGTTCCCATTCTGTTAATTGTCTTACCATTAAATACTACAAGCGGAAGACTATCGTTGTTTCCGAAAATTGCTTCGGCAGATATTTGACTTGCAAATTGAATAAATTCTTTCTTAATTTGTGCTTCATTGCCAACATTCATAAATCGTTCAATGAATTTTTCATAGAATACAATAGCTGAAATGTTAGAATTGAATATATTCATTGGTCTAAAAGCACCTTTATTCAATGGAACATCACCTTTAGTAGATGCATTAAAATAATCGTTATAGACTTTTATAGAAGCATTCTTAACTTGTTTTACATCTTCTGGTGTAGTTCCAGTAAGTTGTACCATAAACAAATTCTTATTATCAATCAATCTTACCTTTTCATTTATCGCACTAAATAATGAATCTGGTTGAATTCTATTGATTTGTTGAATTAAAATTGCAACATTCTTCTTTAATGATTCCGTCATCTTTACCAATTCTTCATCCGATTCTCTTGCTTCGGATAAAATACCAATTTCTTTTTCAATATTATCCCAACTATTAAACATAGCAGAATATTGATTTCTAGCATAATTCATGTCTTCTTGACACTTTTGTTCAATATTACCAAAAATCTTTACAATAGTGTTTTTAACTTTTTGTGTGAAATCACTCCATCCTTTTGTTAATTCGGCAGATAAATCTCCTATTTTTGACGATATTCTATTAAGAGATGACTTTAATGATGATATAAATTCAATTTCAGTTAGTAGTGTTTTACCAATATAAATTTCTTCAAATATTGGATTTATACTTTCATTTTGTTGAAAAACAGATGCACCACCAGTAAATACACTGCGTGGATCTTTTTCAACTGGCTTTTCTTCGGGTTGTTGTGATTGTAACCATTGATAATATTTTTCTCTTTGTGCAGGTGTTCCAGAGAAACTTTGTTTATCTGGAAGTATATCAAAAGCACCTTTCATTCTTCCAATACGATAACTATCACCACCTGCTTTTAAAGAAACCATTGCGAATTTCTTTCCAGTACCAGTTATTTCACACAAACTATCTTCTAAACCAGATACTTTTCTGTCTTTTAAAGCAGTTTGTACTTCAGCAATACTACAATTATACAATAATACTACATCCGCAGTATTTTCTTTTTTCTTATCTTTGCTAGCATAACCACTATTATCAAATATATCGTAGAACTTCTTGATGTCTTGATGAATAAAACCAGTTGGTTTTGTAGAAGTAATATTTGCCAATGTTACAGATGTACCAGATGCTAATTCAATTCTAGACTTTACATCAGCATAATTTTGATATAATTTACTTTTTCCTACAGATGCAATTACTAATTCGTCATTGAGTTGTTGAATGCTTTTTAAAATCGTTTCAATGTCATCGGATAATTTTAACCATTTTATTAGTAAACTTTTTTCTTTTGGATGATAATCTCCTTGTTCACCAAATATCTTATATAACGGAAAACTTTCTCGCATCTGTTGACTGAATGGCAATGGCATAACAGTTTCAACCTGTTGTAACTTACTTTGTAAGTCTTTTAATTTTATTTCTGCATCTGTATTCATTCGTATATATAAATATTACTATATACACGAAAATCAAAGTTTTTAAATATCAATTACTATCATTTCATCATAATTCTTACCAATGTAACATTTAACTGGTAATTGATTGTTTGACATTAACCGTTTCAATTCCACCAAAGTTTCTTTTTTATCATTGGTATGACAATCAAACAAAACACTGTCATATGTATATAGTATAGCTTTGGTTTGTTTATCATTCAAGTATTCATTTACTCTAACCAATGATTGCATACCAAATTCAGTTTCACTTGCTTGTAAGATATAATTGAACAGTTTATTTGGACTTGGGTCATTTATATGATTTTTGGTAATTCTTCTTTTATAAATGGGAGTTTCTACATAACCATGTTCACTAAAGAATAACCATCTATGAGCAATATAATCACTCATTTTCTTGAAATATGGTATTTCTAATAGTTCAACTGGAATATTACCATACATACATTGAAAAGTAAGGTTCTTTGACGCTTTGATTTCTTCATCCGTCAAAGTTTCTTTACCATAATACAACTTACCAAGATATTCATAAGCATTTGTCGGTAAGTTATAATTGATTAACTTTGCAACTATGTGGGGGTGGTAGGCACTATAATCAATCATAAACAACATACCTTCATCACCGTATCTACTAATTAATGATGCCCTACATCCATTTTCTTTGTTCAATGCACTATAGTTAATGTTACCAAACCTATTACTAGGTCGTCCTGTTGCGGTATATAGGTTATATTGAGTATAAACAAACCCATTCCTATCTTTGCTGGTTTTGTTTTCAAAATGCCTATTAAACAATTCTACATCAACTTTCAAACCGTTGTATTCAAGAATTTTAAGATTGTCTGTAATGGTACTATTGATACTATGAAAACTATCATCAATTTTAATAGATTTAAGTCTAATCAACACCGCATCATACATGTTTTCAAACTTTTCCAAATGTTTTACCATTGGAATTGCTTTATTCAATTCACCATATTTTTGAAATCTGGTTTTGATTACATTATGTGCAGTTGTATCAAATTCACTATAATCATCAACTTTACCGTCACTAATAAAGAAAATGATGTTGATATCATACAGATTATTGATAGAAAATAGATGCAAACACTTTTTCTTGTCAAATACCCATTTCTTACCCTTAAGTTTATTAAAATCTTTGATTAATGTTTCTTTATTGAAAAAAACATTACAATCTGGGTGAGTAAGATTGATAACATAGGTAGTTTTGGATTTGAGTATATGAATCAAAACCATACACAATTCATCTACACAAGGATGTACCTTTTCATCAGATTGTATACATTCAAGAATAAAATCAGATGAAATATGCAATTCTAAGAATTTAGAATACGATTGTTTATCCAGACACACCATTGACACAATGTAACATTATAACAAATCAAAGTCAATTATTTACCGTCCCAAAATTCAAGTGGGTTATTTAAATAATTTTTTATACCTTTCATTGATTTTTCATATTCAACCAATGTTTGAATATTTTGTTCTTGAACTCCTTTTCTATCAAGAATTTTATTTTTATATTGATTGTTTTTTGGACCGGATATTATCCATTGTATAACTAATTTATTAAAATAATTAACATAAATTTTATTATATATGTTTTTATCTACTTCGGTTATTATTAAATCGTTTATTTTTTGAACAAAATAACGATTGATATATCCTTTTGAATATTCATTCTTCGTTACGATTGGTTTATAATAGTTTGGAAATGTAACATCAGATAAAATATCCCCACCCAAATTTTGATATTCTTGTAGTGTAATCATAATATTTTATTGGTTAATTTTATATTCGTTTATACCATCAGTAGTAAATGTTATTGATTTGCCTCTAATTGAACGAATACCTGCTTTAATAGTAGTAGTCCAATTGCCAGCGTCAACTTTATGAGATACATCTACAATTTGACACATAATTTCTCTTTCAGAATAAGGACTCGGTAAATTTTTTAAACTAAATAATTGAAATGTTCGTAACCCAGATATACCTTGTAATGTCATTTCTACAGTGAATCCTGGTTGTTGACCGCCATAAACATTAGTATTATTTTCCATATCCATATCATTCATTAATGCAATCAATAATGTTTCATTTGGCAATACAAGATTCACTATATTCCACCCAGTATTTTTTCCTGTAGTTGATACTTCTTTTAATGGATTCGACATTGATGCGGGAGGTAATCCACCACCCATGCCACCACCAAGACCACCATAAGAACCGCCTGTACCAACATAACTTTTTGTAGTTGATTCTTCAAATGATTTAAATGACATTATATACGAACCATTTGTATCTGTAGAATTTTGAGGTGGTTTTTGTAATTGTTTTATTGATTCAAGATTGTTGTCAACCAATCCTGAACTTCCACGTCTTTCTTTTGAACCTGTTGTCGGCGTAGGTGGTATTAAATTAAATCTATCTCCATATGGAAATTGTAAAGATTGATTTAAATTTATTGTTCCGGTTGGCGACTTTGAATTTGTTTTATTTGACGATGCAGATGCAATTACTTGATTAGCTGCAACATTGGAAAGTTGAGCCGTAAAATTCAAACTTTTAATAAATTTATTTGTTGATCCTATATCAAATTGATAGATTTTAAGATTATTATATTGTATAAATTTTTTATCAACAATCTTTAATTTATGATCGTCTTCAATTACAGACAAATCCCAAATTTTACCGGCTGCAATACTAATTTTATTTAATAAAGTATTATAAAAATTTTCAACTGTATCAGCAGATTTAGCACACTCTATAACTACCTTTACATTGACATATAAATCATTTAAATTTCCCCAATATCCTTTTGGTTTCTTTGATACAGGTTCTTCACTATCCCATCTTGGAAATGACTTGGTTCCTTTAGGTTCGCTTAATTTTATACGTTTATTATTTGAATTTCCAATTTTATCATTGTATCTAAATCTATTAATTATACCATCCAAATCATCTCTCATTACCGCTCCTCCTGTTCCTACACTAATATCAGTGTCAGTTGTAAAAAATAAATTTAAAATTGAACGTTCAGATTTTTGTCTAACTTGTGTGCCTGTTTTTAATACTTTTGCAACAGTTCTATCATATGGAAACAAAGTATCATATTTTAATACTTGTGTTGGGATTCCTGATGAAAAAATATTACCGTTTCCAAATCCTATTTGTTTTTGATAATCATTATCTTCTGGATCATCAGGTTGTGGATAATAAATACCCGCATTAAATTTAGGAGCTTTTGCATTAGGAATTAATAAAACATTACCATCACATGAAATTAAATTGGGATGTGCTCCAATAACTACATCACTAGTATCTATTTCATAAAGATCAAATGGTTTAACATCACTTGATTTAATATCAATTGGTTGTTTAAAAAATAAATTAGCAAGTTCAACTAAAAACCCAAAAGTTACCCATACATCTTTTTGATCGGAAGAATCCCAATCATAAGTTGACATTCCGGTCATATATGAATCATCGCCATATTCACTTTTTCTTCCAACAAAAAATCTATCTTCAACTTTTTTCTTTTTATTTTTATCCAAATAAAAATCTTTTGATATAAAGTCTTTTGATTCGGATTCTTTTTTGTCTAAAGGATCAAAAAAGTTGTTACCGAGTTTAATACAAGAAGGCAACTTTGTTACTCTTTTTTCTAAATAAGACGCAAACGAAGACTGTACACTCGTTTTTGTATCATCCGATTCTACTTTTGATGCACCATTAACTAATACACCTGAAT